CGTAATGCGCTTCTTGAAGTTAGCAAAGAAGACGTTACGGGCTTGGTCTGCGTTAACAGCAATATTAAGAATGTCAATGGTGTCTCCGCTTGGCTTTCCATAGTACCGGGCGGGGTCCTTCAAGCATAGAAGGAGGTACACGATGTAGGCACAAACGATGGTGGACGTATAATCCTTACCGCTACCCTTGCCAAGTTGGAGGATAACCTCATTACACAACTGTCCATAACGCTTTGTACCAATTTCATTACCGTACAGTGCTACTAGAGTGTCTAGGCGGTAAATCTGGCTACCGGCGCGAATGATTTCATACTGGTACTCTGATAGAGGAGGTAGTCCTAGGAATTCTTCACTAGTAACAAACTCCTCAATCATTACCGGTCGCTCGTCCCACTCAGCACCCGAGACGGCGGAGAAGGCGGTATCGAATAGACTCATTCGTCCTCCACCTGTACCGCCTCAACGTCGCCGGTAACCTGCTGCAACTTCTGTGCAACTCGGGCTTGGCAATCAGAGCAGAGGTCATTACGTAGAATGTCAACAAGAATTGCCTCTTGACGCTCGCGCTCAGCCAATTCGTCTCCGAGGTCGTGGGCATCGAGCAACCCAGCCTTTTGAAGTAGGTCTACACGCTTTGCCTGCAAATCAGCAATAGTACGAGTAGTCGACACAATCTGTGCAGAAATCTTCTCGTCATAGTTCAGGGTCTTTAGGTCTGAAAGGTTGTTGTGCAGTTCTACAATCAGGTCATCAAACTGCTTAACCATAAGGTTCAGATGGTCACGCGCAACGTCCTGAGCCATTGAGTCATTTGCTAGACGTTCCTTGTAGGCAGACCAAAGCACCCGGACCTCGGCAACTTTCATACCGAGGTCGCGGGCTGCCTTGTATTCGGAATGGCCCTTGAGCATTTCCTTGGCGACTCTTTCCATCTCTGCAAAAGCGTCACCGTCTACGACTGCTACTACGCTCAACGCGTACCGCCCGCCGTGGGTGCCCAGACCCTACCATAAAATGTGATGCGCCTAAAGGCTTCACCACCGCACTCGCAATTGACGTGGTCCCGGTCTTCCATGGGAACGTTCTTCTCAAAGTCATTGCCGCATGCGCGGCAGGAAAAATCGTAATTTGGCATGTCTTAAGTATACCACGATTTCTCAGTTCATGCGAATGACAAATCCGCAAAACCCAACTTGGTGATTTCCTCAATTGCATCTGCGTACTCACATACACAGTTGATGCGGTTACGGGCATCGCCTCCGGGCACCTCGTTCCATGCTCGGTTTACTAGCCACGTAGGAATTCCCGCAGCAACCAGTGCGTCGTAATTGTCAATCTTGTCTTCGACAAATGTATCAGTCTTGCCAACAGTCTTGTCAGCCGAGAAGATGAGTTCATCATAGTCAAGTCCCGCTCGTGCATAAGCGTCCACAGTATTGCGATGAGAATTACGAGGGTCACTGCCCCAACTTCGGTCGGTGACAATGATGATGTGGTGCCCCATCTTGGCCACCCGCTCAACAGACTCCAAGGCGTGCTCTCGCCAGTGTCCACTAAAGACATATCCACGGTCTACTCCCCAGTCCACTAGTTCCTTGAACTGCTCAAACGTCCACGGCGTACCGTCCTCGTTCTGCCAGTCCTCATAGAAGTTCCAATAAGACTTAGGGTTCGGACCAGACTTCCACAGATGCCCAATTCCTCGGGCATCCATTGCTTCCTTAAGGCCGTCTCCAAAGGTATCGATAATACCGTCTGAATCAAAGCCTACTCTTAGGATTACCATTCTCGATACCGCCCCTTCTTGTACTCACTTCTAATCAACTCTCGCCACTCTTCCAGCGTTCCGTTGTTCTGTAGGAACAGACTAAAGTTAGGGTAGTTGATTGCTTCTAGTTCACTGGCATGGTCATTTGCTGGACCAACGCCTTCTCGGTCAATTCGCCAGACAAATCCTCCACGGTCTCGCACAGCATCAAACTCATTGAAGAATCGTGCATCTGAAACAACTACCTTGGCGTCATCTGGGAGGTTTGCTAGGGCTGCGTCAATCCAGATTGAATCCCACAACGTCTGCCTACCGGCCTCGGTTCCAAGGCGCTGCAAGAGGCGACGAATCTCGGGACCATAGGGAGTTTCCTTGTATCCATCCCAGCCATATTGGTTAACCGCATCTTGTACGTAAACGCTTCTTTCATAATCCCAATGGTGGTTTTCGTACACGCCCATGCTAACAATTGGGTTCAACTGATACAACATCTCGCGCAACTTGTCTGCGAATGCTACCTGCTTAAAGCCAAAATCTTCTACGAGAACCCTTGCGGCCTCGTCCTTGCCACTGCGAGCGAATCCGCTCAAAGCAATGATTTCCACGTCTATTCCATTCTGTCTTGCAATCCTCGCACTGGTTGTCGCAACAACCGCCTCGTGCGTTCCACCACATACTAGCACCTCCAATGTTGTGGTGTCAATAGCCAACGGGGCCGGTATACACATACCGGCCCCGCGTGCTCACTTCTCGTCCTTTTCCTCAACTGCCTTCTCGACGTGCTTTGCGTCCTTGTCAGTTGCGGGCTTGGTGGACTTTGGTAGTTCCTCAGAATCACGAACCTCGTAGCGGTCGCCTACCTTGTAGATAAACTGACCCTTTGCTACGGTCGCGTACTCGCCTGCCTTTTCGTCGTAAACGGAAACTAGTCCGTCACCGTCTGCCATCCAAGGAAGGTCTGGGAAAACCTCAACTGCCTCATCAAGTGAGCCAGTGAACTTGTGTGCCTCTGCCATTATTCTTCACCTCCTGCTTTATTGTACATCAGACTTCCTCATACTTCCAATGGAAGGTCTCATTATCGCACGGATAGTGCTCACTTTTCACACCCTTTACAATCCACTGCCCGGTGGCAACTGCAATCCACGTGTGATGTAGAACATCAAACACCTCGCCAGTAAACCCTTCGTTCAGGTCAGGAACAATGTAGGTACCCATGGGTTCAAAGACATTATGATTATGCCCATTTCTGTCTACCCACACACCTGCCCATTCCTGAATTTCCTTTAGGTTCTCACCTGTCCACTGTACGGCTTCAATCTCTACCGGCTTTGTTCTGAACTTCTTAATCAAGTGGCTTCCAATCTCTAAATGTCTTTCCTGTTAGGCCGTTGAAGGGGGCTGTGTATTTTTCTTCTCCCGGCGTACCGCCCCACTTGGCGCGGTAGTAATCCCTGTTTGATTCGAACATCGGGCTGGTGACAACCTGTCCACCATTCCAGTGCTGTGTCACAGAGCCTCCATGGTACATCTTTGCGTTGAGGACAATTCCCTGCCTACCGCCTCCAACCTGAATTCGATAGCGCATGTCGTTGTCCTCAAAATATGCTGGAGTAAAGTTCTCATCAAAGAATCCGAACTTCTCAACAAAGGCACGAGGATTCACTACGAACGCAGCAAAGTCGGGAGAACCTTCATCCACAATCTCATGGACTCCCGGCTCATCTGAGTCTCCTCCAAATGCGCTAATCAAGTCGTAGCCCTCATTGAGGCCGTCGAGCATCTTCTGCATTGCTCCGGGAGAAAATGTCACATCGTCATTGACAATGAACACATATTCAAGGCCCAACTCAATAGCACGCCGAAGTCCTTGATTCCATCCCTTGGACACACCAATGTTGTGTTGCCAGTTAGGGATTACGATGGGATGGACAGGAACGTCAACTGTATGCATAAGTTCTGTAAACCCTTGGTAGTTAACCATTACTGGGACAATAAGTCCTATTGTCATCCAAAAATCTCCCTTACCTCTGCGTAGAATACCGCCCGCTCCATGGCAATCTTCTCTCTATATGTCTTTTGGTTGTCGTAGAACTGTTCAAGGTGCTTCATGAAGAACTCAACCACCACTGCCGTAACTTCTGGGTCTGCACCCTCGACAATCTTTTCCTCAATAGGCACATCAATGTCATTTCCTGCTGAACCGTCTCTACCGGTTACCACGACGCATCCAGCCTTGGCAGCCTCTCGGGGTAGCCTGTCCTTACCGGGGTGGTGGCCGAGGTCAAGATAAATAGCGGCACGGCTAAGAAGACTCGCTCCCTCTGAACGAGACATGCCTCTAATAGCCACGAATTCATACTGAGGAAGAAATCGGGCTACCGCCTCGACCTTGGTGGCCCCCTTGTTGCCATTGTAAGCAATGATGTTCGTCTTGTGTGGGCCAGTGTGACCTTCTCCAACAGTGTAATCCGAAAGCATCATTGCTCCCGGCACGCGAGCATATTCGGACTGCGCAAGGTACTTACAGTCATCTCGTGTCGGCTCTGCCTTTGCCAAAAGCCAGACGTACTTGTTAGCGCGCCCAATTGTGTCAAGAAGTTCTGGAGCAATCTCAGGAACTACGACAGAATTCGATGACAAGTCTGCTGGCCTGCCATTCAGCCACGGAGCACAATACTTTTTGTATGTCTCAACCTCTCGGTTCCATCGAGTACTGGGCATTGGGATGAGGGCGGCATCACGACCTCTACGGTTCAGAGAATCTACCAACTGGTGCAGTGCCTCTGGCCCACCAGTCTCAGCACCCTTAGGGCAGTATACGTAAATCATCTATCTTTCTTAAGTCCGTGCTTCTTTAGCCAGCGGTTGATAGTCGCTTGGTCTACCCCCGCCTGCTCTGCGATTTCCTTCTCGGTCAATCGCTCTACGTAAAACTTTCTAAACATCCACTTGTAGGACGTGTGTAGTTTTGCTTTAGCCATAGATGTTCCTAATTGGTACTAGTTTCTTCTCTGCATACTTGACGCAGTTGTAGGTACCGCCCCGAGTGCCATCCCAATAGGCTAGGACGTGCGTGGCGTTGTCAACCATAAACTCATTACGCTTCTGGTAAATCCAAGGTCCGGGGTACTCTAGTTCCTCAGAAACGTTGAATACCTTGCTCGCTCCTGCAATGACTTTGGCATAGAGGGCAGCATCAGCGAGTCGAGGTTGGTGGCCTTTCCATGGGCGAGCAACCCACAATTCAACACCGAGGTCAAGGGCAACGTCAGCAGCCCATAGGTCATATCCAGCAGCAACGCCTGAGATAAAGACACCAACAGGGGCGGTCTTGAAGACATGCTCCACCTTCTTTCGCACATCGCTCTCGTCACACTTCTCCGGGCGGTGACCGGTGCCCGCTACAATCATCATCTGCCTACCTTAGCACAGGGCTACCGGCGCGTCAAGAGGCGTAGGTCGCGTACGCGTAGTGCGCCACGCCAATGGCGTCAGAGACGTTGTCGGAGGCTACATCAATTCCGAAGGTCTCCTTGACCCACTTCATTGTGCGAGACTTTCTGAACTCACGATTCTTGTTGCTGTACCACGTAGCAGACTTGCCGGGGTTGTCAGCCTTAATCTTGTCCTTCTCTGCCTTGGTCAGCACCTTGTTTCCAATGAAGTTCTGCCACTGCATAGGAGATACCTCCTGAACCTTAGCGCCGTTGTTAATCAGCGCAGAAACAATTGCTCCAAAAGCGTATGCGAGGAGAATGACCGTCTTCTTGTTCTGGACGAAAATGGCACCTTCGAATACTACGAGGTCTGCCTTAAGTTGGTCCTTCATTGCTGCGACATATCTTTGTCCATAGGCTAGGCGTTCGAATACGCTGCTACCCTTGAAGTTGATTTCTCCCCACCGTACCGGCCCATTCTCATCATATAGACAAAAGGCAAAGGAATTGGTGGAGGCGTCCACACCAAGAACAGTGTGGACGCCTTCCGTATCTTTCATAAGTTTTCCGAGTGACATATATCCATTATATCCCGGATTACTGTATTTGCAAATTTATCAAGCAATGGCTCTGGACAACATATCAATTACAGAATTGTTCGCATCCAAAACGCTCTTTGACTTGCATGACGAGCATACTTGGTCGTCGTTGTAGCGTGACAACTTCGTAACCTTGCAAGTCTTGCACATTCTGGTTTCGCCTCTGCGCTGGGCGCGCTTCTCGTAATACTTCTCCATAATCTTCTGATTGGTAGCCAATCGGCAGCACTCATCATTATGGTACTTCTGATTGTGCTTCTTGGAGACAAACGTTTCATCGCATCCCTTGCGGGCGCATACCTTTTCTTCTTTCTTTTCTTCCACTCTCTCACCTCCTCTACGGAGGGAGAGTGGAGTCACAGAGCCATTATTCATTACTTCGGCACCTCAAGAGGCGGCAGGTCTACAATTCCGGGGGCGGGGTCGTGACCATTGACACTACCTCGCTTGTACCCCTCCCAGCACGTACTACGTACCGGGCAACCCTTGCAGTTGAAACTGCTCTTAGTAAATGGTCTCTTGGGGAGTTCACCGTTGACTGCATTGTCATGCACGGTGCGCATCCACTCAAAAACTCTTTCGATAAGTTGCTTGTTCGACTCAGTCATCTTGACTGGAATGATGAGCAACTCGTGGGTATTCTTGTTCTCAGTGACGAAGAATCCCTTTTCCTTCTTAAATACGTACATGTAGATTAGCAACTGAATGAGTTGGTAACCCGGAGCCTTCATTGCTGCGGCTCGCTTGGCGAATGCTTCGGCTGTTGTGGTCTTTACCTCTCCAACCATCTCTTCGCCTTGCCATGTTACTGCCAAGTCCATAAAGCCATAAATCGGTGGGTCATCGTACTTGACCTCTACCTCAGCAGCATTCAGAATACCGGCCTTGTCGAACAGGTCAGCAATTCGCTCACCTGCGGCGGTACCGGAATCCATGTTGGCTCGCTGGCGAGCCGTGTTCTCATACTCAAAGTTGGCACCATTAAAGGCGTAGTACCAGTATCTTGGGCACACCCCATTACCATACGTGTAAAAGGACGAAGGTGCAAAAGACTTCTTCTGCGTCCACTTCGCCTGCCTACCCGTCTTGGTAGATGCTTCTTCCAACAACTCTTCCAACTTGTCAGTCTCAAAAGCCTTCGACAAGCCTGTGAAGTTATTGTTCTTAATTAGGTCACCCAATTTCAAATCCCTCAATCTTATTTTTATGGCCCTCTTCGCACTGCCATTCTAGCAGACTTTGCTTCTCGTAGTATGTTGCTACTTCTACGATGTTGAAGCATACATCTTGCTGGCACTGGAATACTCCGCCTACTTCTTCTCCATCGCCTTTTGCATTACCGGCGATTTCCGCAAATACATTACGCACCGAATTGCTCCTTTGCGAGGTACTTCAATGTCTGGGCCATTTCGTGACATTGTTCTGATGCGGCAAAATATACATTCTTCTTTACATTCTGCTCTGTTCCAGTCTTACCTGTATTTACATAAGTATAGGTTGCAGCCTGCATTCTAAATCGCATTGCATATCCCTGCATCTTTGCCAATGCATTTCGTGCGACAGAAACTGGAATGTCTGGCTTTGCAATTACCTTCAAAGCCAAATCCATTGCTTCTGCCAAATCGTCATCCTGCATAAATTCATGCAGGTCAACAAGGTCTTGTACTTCTGAAAGATATTCAAGCATTCTCATCATCGCCTCGTCCATTGACTTGGGCTTCTTGTAGGAAAGTTTCTTCATTCCTCACCGTGCTTCTCCTGCCATGCTTCATGCATTTCCAAGAACATTGCTTCTGACACTACCCACACTCTTACTCTATTGGTATCTCCCAATACAATGTTGAGTGCTGGCTGATATCCTCCCGACTTAATGGCATCGGAACTAATCTTTGCCCAGTTCTCAATGCTTACGGAGTATGACTTGGAGTACTCCTTAACGTCTACGAGGAACGGCTCTAGAATGGCATCGCCCTTCTTTACCGCCCCACGGCCAGAGTTCTTCTGGGGAGTACCGCCGAACCGCTTAATCTCAGCGAGTTCGCTTTCCTTAGTCGCCAACAATCTCACCTGTTCTAATCATGTGGAGTTCGTTCTCGATTTCCTTGAGAACATCTGGGTTTCCTTCTAGGAATTCAACCATGCTGTCTCGACCCTGCCACTTCTCTTCTCCGTAGTAGAACCAAGCGCCACTTTTTCGAACAACGCCCAAATCCACTGCATCGTCAATAATCTCAGCGGTGTAGTCAATACCAATCTTCTCGCCAGCATAGTAAAGCATGTACTTGTTTGCCTTGAACGGAGCACCCAACTTGTTCTTCTTGATTAGGTACTCAACCTCTCGGGCTACCGGCTCCTCTAGCACCCTGTCGCCAATGAAGACCTGCCCCTTCTTCTGGGAATTCGGGGAAGCCGAGGTTGTAAGTCTGATAATCTGGCTGGATGCGAACTGGACCTTCTGACCACCGTGTGGAATCTGCTCCACGTAACTCTGACCAAAGTGAGTGGTGGTCTGAGAAATGAGGATGACTGCGGTGGACTTGTTGAGGTAGTGAATGCCATTTACCAGAGCGGTAATTGCCTTGGCCTGCGAGCCTACCTGCTTTCGTGCGTCCTGCTCATTCATCTCGCCGGACTTGTCAACAAAGACCTCCGGGAGAATGTCTGAAATGGAGTCAATGACTAGAACGTCTACCTCGGCCTCAAGGTACGGACGGATTTCCTTTTCAATCCTACCACTCGACTTACCAGTGAGTAGAGCAATCCTGTCAAGGTCAATGCCTACGCGCTCAGCCCAACTGTTTTCCCATGTGCCCTCCACGTCCACGTAGGCACAAGACAATCCCATCTTCTGCCACTTGGCAATGCTCTGCTGCACGAGCAGAGACTTTCCTGCTGACGTAGTTCCGTAGATGAGGGTTACTCGACCCTTTGCGATTCCTCCACCGAGGTCATTGGTAAGCCTGTAACTTGCCAATGGAAGTTTTACTAGTTTTGTATCCCTTGCCGTCTTTAGATTTGCGGCTACTTTGGGATTCAATCTTGATACGAAGTCTTCGAAACTCACTTATTCTCCTTTTTTCTTACCCCAAGTATACCACAAAGGAGGGGTGGTCGCAACCACCCCTCCTTGCTTTACAGTCCCAGAACTGGTCCCAAGTTCGGAGGTCGATAATCCTCGCCCTTGAGAATCTTTCCGTCTTCCCGGTAGATTGGCTTACCGTCAGGTCCCAACTTAGTCATGTTAGAATCATGGATTTCAGCCACAACTTCCGGAAGAGGAATTCCCTGCTCCAAAGCCGCACCATTAACCACGTACTCTAGGTCTCCTAGAGCGTCGGCAACCCCGATAAGGTCTGCCTGTCCAACCTGACCAAAAACCAACATCTTCTTTACCGCCTCTTCCACCTCGACGGTAAAGAATCCTGACGCCTGAGCCAACTCCACAGCCTCTTCAAAAATGAGAGACAGTCGGAGTGCCGTGCGCTCATCAGTAATTACTGTCGGCCCCTCAGCCACCGGGTGACCAAAGGTTTCGTGGAACTCCCTAACGCGCTCATACGAGTTCACTCGGGCACCTCCACGTAGAAGAAGAAACTATTCATGTCGACATTGTCGTCAATACGAATCTGCGTTCCCTCCGGCAATCCTGCTTCCAACTGTTCCTTGGTTACTTCTACTGGCTCACCTACGGCAATTAGCACGTGTGCAAGCATTTCCTGAGTACCGCGCAAATCCCTGCGGAGTTCATCGCGCTCAGTCTCTAGAGCCTCTACGCTCATTGTATTTCCTTTCACAGAATCTTGTCTAGGAAGTTGGCATCGCCGTCTCTCGTCTCACTGATTTGAATATCGACTACCGCCCCTTCCCTCAACCTAGTATACGCTGGCATGAACATCTGTGGGAAGACCAATACGTGAGTCATTTCCTTGTGTTCGTCGCAAACAATGATTTCTGCCATTCGCTTGCCAGCCTTGGTGGTGCGCGGAATGAATGCCACCACCTTGAACATTCCTTCGGGAACGTCTGGAAATTCACTCGCCATGAGGAATCTCGTGAAGTTGTCCTTACTCGTTGGGTCGAACTCATCCACCTTCATGTATCGAGCAACACGATTCTTGGACACAAGCAGAATGTACATCTGTCCTGCCTCAATCTGGTGGTGCTCATTCGTGAAGATACCTGCGCTGCCCGTCTCGTCCACAACCTCAATTCGTGCCCATCCCTCGCCCGTCTTAATTCCACGGACCATTGCCATGGTCACAAAAGAATCGTCCGGAGAGAACTCGTCCAGCGTCCTGAACTGTGCCTTGACCTTGGGCGGTACGTCCTTGGTCTCAAAGGCAGGAATGTTCAAGTACTCATAAAAGTTCTCTCGTTCCTTACCAGTTCGGGGGTTGTCTGGGAAAGCGGCTCCGCCAATTGCATTGAGCGAACCCAGAACTCTCGTGGACAATCCGCTGCCCTTGGTCATGGCAATCTCATACAAGTGCTTGTAGTCCTTGTACGGACGGTGCTCTACAATCTTAGCACCAATCTTGTCTGAGATGTACTTGATGTTGGATAGACCCATTCGAATTGCGTCCTTACCGCCCGCGTTCTGAATCTCAAACTTGAGGCCAGACTCGTTGACGTGAGGAAGGAGGACGGGAATCTTTAGGCGCTTTGCCTCCATGAGGTAGTCGAGAATTGCATCCTTGTCACCCTCGTTACGGAGGACAGCCGTCATGAACTCAATTGGGTAATACTCCTTGAGCCAAGCCGTCCAGTAGGAGACCATTGAATAGGCAACAGCGTGAGACTTGTTGAATGAGTATCCCGCGTGGGCCTCAAAGTCGTGCCACAACTGTTCAGCAATATCTGCCGGAACCTTCTCGGAAGCACCGTCAATGAACTTGGACTTGTATGCCTCAAACTCCTTGACGTCTCGCTTCTTACCAATAATCTTGCGGACCTTGTCTGCGTCTCCCATCGACATACCGGCCAATTCCGTCATCGTGAGCATGACCTGCTCCTGATAGATGACTACGCCATAAGTCTCCTTGGTGAACCAGTGCATGTCCTCGTGAGGATAAGAAATCATCTCTCGACCTTCCTTGCGGTCGATAAACGCCTTACCAGCAGAGGAGTTCATTGCTCCGGGACGCACAAGTGCGTTGGATGCAACGAGTTCGTCAAAGTTCTTTACGCCACCCATCTTGATGAGAAGGTTAGTGTAGGGTACGGCTTCCGCTTGGAATACGCCCTTTGTCCAACCCTCAGACAAGGTCTTGTAAATCTTCTTGTCATTGAAGTCCAAATCCTCCAAAACGATTTCCTTGCCGTGGCGCTCCTTAATCATCTCCAACGTCTCCGTTAGGATGGAGAGGGCCTTGAGTCCAAGGAAGTCGTACTTAATGAATCCAATCTCCGCAGCGACATTCATGTCATATGCTACCAGAGGGATGCGTGCGCCACTTGGGTCGGAGTTGTCCTTTGCTGTCTGCATTGGGGCATACTTGAAGATAGGCTCCTTGCTGACGACAATACCGCCCGCGTGCATACCCTGTGAACGGATACGACCAAACAGGTACTTTGCCAACTCAATGACCTCTGGGTACTTGTGGATGAATTCCTTGGCCTTCTCGGTCTTCTCCCATTCCTCCCACCAGTTGGAGAGCCAGTCAGCGCCCTTAAGCGCCTTGTTGACCTCGCCCAGCGGAACACGGAACACACGTGCTGCGTCTCGTACAGAGTTCTTTCCAGCGAATGTACCGAACGTCGCAATGGATGCAACGTTCTTGTGCTGACGCTTGAGATAGTCCTTAATCTCTGAGCGGCGGCGGTCCTCGACGTCGGTGTCAATGTCGGGGAAGTCGTTACGCTCTGGGTTGATGAATCGGAAGAACAGCAAGTTGTGCTCAATCGGGTCGACCTCGGTAATTCCAAGCGCGTAGTTCACCAATGAACCTGCACCGGAGCCACGACCGGGACCAAAGCGAATGCCCTTGCCCTTGCCCCAGTCGATTGCATTTGCCTCTACAAGGAAGTAGGACGAGAACCCCTTGTCCTGAATAATCTGCAACTCCTCCTCAAGCCTGTCAATGTAGGCTTGGTCAGAATCGCGCTTTCTCTTCTTGAGGCCCGTATAAGCCTTCTTGCGAAGAAGAGTGTCGGGGTCGTCTGTCTTTGGCTTTGGCAGAAGGTCTAGACCCTCGTGGAATGGATACTCACCAATCATGTTAGCGACAACCATCGTATTGGCTACCGCCGCGTTCACGGTGTCCTGACCAATGGTCCAGTCAGCAGAGAGGTGGTCGGCTGCGCTGTGGAGGAACAGGTCAAACTTCTCAAAACTCATTGAGCGGTCTGGGAATGCGTAATTGAACCGCTCAAGCATCTCCATCTTCTGAGACTTCTTGAAGTCGAAGTCCTTTGAAGGCTTCGGGTTCGTTGACAGAATGAGCATTGCCTCCTCAAGCCACAGGTCTTCCTTGCGGGAATAGTGGCAGTCAGAGGTGGCTACGGGCATGACGTCGTGCTTCTCAGCGAGCGCCACCAGCCCAGAGTTAATCTCGTGGGGGTTGTGCGCCTGCAATTCCATGAAGAACCTGTCGCCAAAGATAGCCTTGAACTCTCTGGTGTACGAATCAGCCAGAGCGGTCTGTCCATTGGCGATTGCCTTTGCGATGAGTCCGTTGAGGCAGCCAGACAGAACAATCAAGTCCTCATTGTACTCTTCCAGCACCTCCATGTCGATACGAGGCTTGGAGTAGAAGCCCTCGGTCCACGCAATCTCGGAAAGACGGTTCAGATTGTTCAGTCCGTTCTCGTTCTGAGCGAGCACGATTACGTGGTTATAGGCCTGCGTGTTGTCGTCACGCTTCTTCACTGCACGACGGTCAAAGCGGTCGGTAGCAGAAATGTACATCTCGCAGCCAAGGATGGGAACAATACCCTTCTCCTTGGCGTGCTTCTGGAATTCCCTGTGGCCCGATAGGACTCCGTGGTCCGTAATTGCCATGTGCGTCATGCCGAGTTCCCCGGCGCGCTCTAGGTATTCCTCTGGCGTGTTAAGCCCGTCCAGTAGGCTGTAGTGTGAGTGCAAGTGCAACTCTGTGTACTGCATTATTCTCCTTTAGAGGGACGTGCCCTGTTAGTTGCTTCTGCGTCTACGCTCTCTCATGTAGCGGACGAACTCCATGGTAACACGGAGGTTGCCCTTCTGTCTACCCCCCGGTGCACGGTAGAGGCGAGTCACCTCCTTGTGGCACGGGACACACAGTGGGATGAGGTCGCGGACATTTTCATTACCCAATCTGTCGTACGTCAAATGGTGTACGTGCAAAATGCGCTCAGGCTTGCGACAAGCATAGCATCGCTTGCCATAGAATCTAAAGACCTGTTCGCGCTTCTTCTTCCACTTATCGGATTTGATATACGCTTTGTAGAAAGGTGTCATATACCCCAATTATAGCACAAGACCCTCCCCAATCCGGGGAGGGTCTTATTGGCTACATCACCAAGAAACGGCAGAAGATGCTGCGTCATCCCTTGGGGCAGACTCGCTGCCACCGAATGAACCGCCAGACTCACCAGTCTCGACACCGTCGAGGTAGTGTGCTTCCTGCTGTGCGTAAGGAACCTGTCGAACCACGTTTTCGAGGTCGAACAACTCGTAATCCTCCACGTTCTTGTCGTGGGCGTTGCGACCACGAAGGGTGTAAGACGTGTCGGTCTTCTCTCCCATACGCTTTACGGAGAACCACTTGTCAGTGATTGTACCGTCATCTCCTGCGTACTCGATAAGAGTAGGCGTAATAGACTGTCCAGAAGTGGACTGTGACATAACTGCCACGTATGGCTCGTTCTTTCCGTCATCAACTAGAACGTTGATGTAGAGACGAGTCTTTGGCTTCCAGCCACCCTTGTAATCTGGGTCAGACTGGTTTGCCTCCTTGTGTGCCTCGCAGCCGTAGCATGCACCCTCGTCATCGATGGTACAAACGGCCTTTCGGCGGAAGTCCTTTGGATTGGCGTGCTCTACCGCCAAGAAACCTAGACCATTCTTCTCAGAATAGTTGCTAGACTCATCGTCCAACTCCTGCAAGAAAATGACGTTCACGCTCTGCTTGTCGTCAATCTTGAACCAGTTCGTCTTTGGACGGTTGCGCTCTGCGCGCTTTGCCTCAACCTCATCGTTGTAGGCGTTGATGCTCTTAAGACCCTTTACAATTCCCATTTTTATTTTTACCTGTTTCCTTTACCTGTATTCTAGGGTACTAACTTTGACCCTGTAAGTACAGTATAGCATGCTATCTGTTAGGCTGCAACAGATTCTTCGACATTCCACATCTCGTATTCCAAGTTGGATACCGCGTTTCTCAAGCACTGCCTAATCTCGTCATCCGTCATGTCGGAAGCATCCTTCGCTCCATGCGGATAGACCACTGAGTCGTCATAGGACGCCCAGAGAATTCTTTTGTGACTGAGACCGTCTGCAATGGACCTACCCAAATCCCTACCGGGCCTGTGGCCTTGGCAGCGTGCCTCTCCGGGCTTGAACTTGACGTTCTTGCACTTACGGCAATTCGGGCGGTACTGCTTCTGGTCAAAGTCAGTCATAATGATGATGGTAGAGAACGTTCTACCTAGTTGCTCCAAGTGGTACGGGGTAACGTGTCCACCTAGCAAGGCTACCACATTAGGATACCCGGCCTGATGGATTCGCATAGCATCATAGGACGCCTCACAGATGATTACCGTGTCACCCGTACGCTTGGCTCGATGATAGTTCCAGCAAGTCTTGGACTTGGGAAGGTTCGTTGAATTCTTGAACCTCTTGTTGGTGTGGCTCGGAGTTCTACCAATCAGACCGATTGGCATGCCCTTTGGGTCGTGCATGGGGACAATCACCATGCCTTGCTTTACTGAATAGCCTACACCGAAGTACTCTAGGGTTTCATCGGTAAACCCTCTTGACTTCATGTACTCTTCTGCAACAGAACCCTTGAACTGGGCTACCGCCGCGTCCAGCACGCTCTGAGGGAATTCTACATAGTCCTCGTGAGGCTTCAACGCCTCTTCGACTACCTTCGACAAATCTTCTGCTACATGAGTCTTGTTCTTGTTGATGACCCTGAGTGCCTGAAAGGGGTTCAATCCTTTCAGGCGTCTCAGGATTTCGGGAAGAGTTCCAGAGTTCATGCAAGAAGGGTTGAAGCAAGTGTACAATCCCTTGTACTTGTCAACCGCGAAGGCGGGGGAGTCAGTGTTGCCGTGGAACGGACAGTAGCACAAAAAGTGCGTGGCCGTCTCGGACTCAATCTTCACCCCTGCGTGTCGGAGGACTCCTTCAACTTGGTTTGGACTGTATGCTTCATAATCATCGTCCCACCCATCGTTCCTTCGATTTCGCACGCATTACTCCCTACATAACTTCCATATACACTGAGTTTGAAGCCAAACGCTTCTCGCTCGGGGTCATAGTCTAGCGTGAACTGTGGGTCCATGTCAAGGACCGGAACCACACCTTCATCACGCATCTGGGTCTCCAAGAAAAAGACCAATCTCTCCTTGTTCTCCACAAGGTTGCCGTCGGAGATTTCACCTTCCAACGCATATCTAATGATTTCGTCGTGCATTGTATTCCTGTAAGGTCGGTATGCTTGAGCACTATTGCTCTATACAATACTAAGTATAATCCGCCGACTTTACTTTGTCAAAGTCACTTATTGAAAGGGTCGTCAAACTCTTCCTTAACGATTCCCCTATCAATGTCCCAATCAAGGAAGCCAGAGAAAAGAGGACCGTTACGGTTCTTTCGACATACAATTTCGACAATGTTGCTCATGTCATGCTTGTGCACAGCAAATGCCAAGTCAGCGTCATACGCCAACTGCTTTGACCATGCGACCTGCTCAATTGTAGGTGGCTCCAAGTTGGATGCCGTACTGTCAGCAGTAGCAGACGAAATCAAGATAATCGGAATGTTATTCTGCACAGCAAGACGCTTGAACTCCTTTGACATGTTACGCATACGCGCAGTCATGTCAGATGAATTAGCGTTGTCGCTAGCCAACTGAGCGTAGTCAAAGACTAGCATGCTTGGCTTGTGCTGGTCAATCTTTGCCTGCATGACGTTAGGCGTCAACTCCGAGATACCGTCATTTGTTACAACGATGAATGCATTCTTGTCCTTGTTCTTGGACTTGAATGTACGGAAGTCATCCGTGCCTACCGCGCCGAGCGTGAGGTCCGACTGACGGAACAGACCACTACCCATAATGGTGTAGATACGGTCGCGCACCTTCTCGCCACTCATCTCAAGAGAAACGACCATGGGCTTGTGCCCGTACTGGTGGGCATTGCATGCAACCAGTGTGGTGAACTGAGACTTTGCCCTACCGGTCCAACCAAGGACGACAACGAGGTCTCCTCCGGCCAAACCAGAGGTGTATGCAGAGTCAATGAAGGAAACACCCGTTGGAATGCCGGGCACGCCTCCAAGGGCCTCTGCGCGCTCTCGTACCTCATCATAGTGACGCTCTGCTTCATCAAAGTCCATGACGTTGAGGTCACGGGCAGAGTGGGCAAAACGATTCAACTTTGCAAGGTCTTGCTGCAATCCGTTGAGAACCAGTTCGGCGGTTTCCGGGCTGGTCTTCTTGGAGGCCTTGAGGACGAGGGCAGAAATCTTGTTCGCAATGAACTCAGACTTCAATCCCTCTAGGTAATACTGGGACTCACCACGGACAGGAACATCTTCCAAGTCTGGGTGCCGGTCCTGCAACACCTCAATGTCAGGAATTGAATGGTACTTGTTGTGGTAAGCCTTGATATCGGCCCACACGTCTCCGTATGACTCAAAGAGGTCGTCCACGGACTCTCCGAAGAGAATACCAATGTCCTTGTTCTTTAGGACGGAATTAATTACTTCTAGTTCCTTGGTTGCCACCAATCACTACCCTTCTAGGCCGCGATTTCCTCGGGCCTTCCATTCTTCTGCTCTCTTGCGCGACTCCTCACGAAGACGCTCTCGCTCCAGACGGTCCTTCTCCAAGTCACTCAACGAGTCAATCAACTTGTCGTAGTTGTAGAAGAACCAGTCCAACGAATGCTGCTTCTGTGATTCTGTCGTTAGGTAGAAGTCAATCAACTTCTTTGCCTCACTTACAGGCATTCCCATTAGTACGGATTCAAAGCCCCACCGCGCCGAGTGCCTGTTGACTACCGGCTCGCGGTGGTACCTTTCCTTCCACGCCTTAATGTAGTAGGAGGTCAACGTGTGACAGTCCTTGGCGGTGGGCCTAGCCATTACTTATTCTTTCTAATATCTGCTGCCTCAGCCTGAATCTGAGCATCAGCAAATGCCTTAATCTTTGCCAAGACTGAGTCGGGAGTCTCGCCCGCCTCCTTGTCCACTGTCGCGCTAATAGCGATGCTTGGCTTCACATTCTCAAAGTCACCAAGGTTGAACGTGGCGCTTACTTCATATCCTACTCTAATGTCCTTCATTTTTCTCCTAAGAAAAATCACCAGCACGCCAAGTGGGAACGAATTCACCGTTCTCATTCTTGACGTAGAAAATCTGCTCCTGCCTAATCATAGCACGGAGTTCTCGCAGGGTAGGGATGTCGGCGGAAGGAGTTGTCTTGCCATCAGCCCTTGGCCTACCCCGGTGCACGGTCATAAGATACGCGTGCAAATTGACAATGTCTTGCTCACTCCAACGGTATCCGTATGGATGCTTCTTTGCAGTCATTGTATACATCATCTGTGGAGGCTCAATACAGCCATCCGTGACGATTTTAGATACGTACTTCTTGTTGCGGCCCATCATCTCCGCTACCTCCGCTGTCGAGAAGGCAGGTTCATAGTTCCGCTTCACATCTGAGTACGTGTATACTACCCGGCGATGTTCCGGGTAGCACCACGTCTCAATCTTATCCTCTGGGCGAACGATGCGCAACTTGCGATGCAGTTTCCCATTGAGGAAG